TATGCTTCCGGAAATAGCCAGTTCCCGCTGGACTTCAGTGGCCAGGATGTGGGCCTCCTTCTTCATCTGGCCACCGGTTCCTATTATGAGATATACAAGAATACCCGCGACCAGAGCCGCAGCCGTCGTGTGGGTTCCAACTATTTCACATACGACCGGAAGAATTCCCAGGATGCCGAATCCATATCCTGGGAAGATATCATGCCGCCCATGGTGATTGTCAATGGTATGCTTATGCCCTACATCGGCACACGTACACACCGGCACACATCCTACAACGATTCCGAAAAGGATGAAGAACAGGAAATCATGGTGGTGGATTTCGCCGGCCTTTCCGAACCGCTGGTGTTAAGTGGCAGCGGCCGTGTATTCGACTGGTACACCCACAGCGGCCACTACTACTACGGGACCACCCAGAAGTACGACAACAAAGGCAATCTCCGTGAAGGCCGGTACAACCTGAACGCACCGGATATGTTCCCGCTGTTCTTTGCGCAGCTGAACACGATGCTCCGTAACAATATGGTGAAGGTGGAAGGCCAGTTCGATATCCCCATTGAAAAGCTTCTTTCATACGGTATGTATGCCCTGAAGCTGTACGAAGGCCAGAAGCTTCTTCCGATATCGCTGAAGTACGAAGTGGGACGGAAGATCCGCTGCCTGAACGCAGCCTTCTATCTGGTGAAGGAATACACGGATGGTGAAGAGGATGAACCAACGGTGATTCCGGCCCCGATGTACCGGTGGGTGGAAAACACTTCGGAAGCCACGGCCGCCGTGGCCGCCCTGCAGCCGCAGTATCCGGATAGGACCCTATCATACCATATCGTAACGCAGGAATCGGATGAAGATTTCTTCCTTCCGGCCCCGACGGCCCTTGGCCAGACGTCCCCGAAGATGTCCCGGATGATTGAAATCGGATACAGCTACCGGCCACGTCCGAGCGAATCTTCACAGTGGCGCGGAATCCAGCGCGAAACCGTTCAGTTCTGGTACGAATCCGCCGCCATCTGATGTCCTAACTTCCACTTTCCCACGTCCGTAAATTTGCACTATGGCAACGCTGATACAAACGCCCGACAATCTGTCCCTCCTTCGGAACCTGAAGCACTTCATCATTGAAAGCGCTTCTGAAATCACGTTCCGTCTGGATAAGGGTGCAACCGTCGTGCTGTCTGAAACCTACTATCCCGATGCCAACGACCGCATTGATATAGATGTGGCCGACGTGATCAGTCAATACCTGTCCTCCTCCCTCCCTACTTCCAACGCCTTCGCCCAGGCCTCCGCAGTGGCCACCTTCACCGCCTATGTGGGCAACACCACCGCCGGCACATTCACGGTGGTGAACGGTGGCGTCCGCAAGCTGTCCGGTACGGCCAGTTCCTTCCTCGCTGGGAACTGGCTTACCTGGCAGCCGCAGACCAAGCAAGTGACCTGGAACAGCCCGGAATACCTGTCATACTACTTCAGTGGCACCGGGAAGGTGAAAGCCAAGTTCTATAAGAAGAACGGAACCACCAAAACCGTCAATATCTGGTCCTATGGCGGAACGCCGTGCCTGATGACCTTCAACATGGAATTCAGTTACCTGTTCAGCCTTTCCGGTGAAGAAACGGCCGACCTGTACGGTATAGTGGATGTGTGGGTGGAAGCTTCCAGTGGCGGAACCGTCCTTTCCTACGTGCAGCGCTACATCTGTGCGCCCACGATGGGAGATGAACACTACTACCTTTCCGTGAACTCCCTGGGTGGTATTGACACGTTCACCTTCCATGGCGCCTGTACCCTTGCACCGGAAATCGAATACGAATCCGCCATGAAGGACCGGGTGAAGATTGATATCACATCCGATGCCGAACGCAAGTGGCAGCAGAACACCGGATACGCCGGCCTTCAGGTGACACAGTGGTGGTTCGAGCTGATTGCAGCTGCCAAACAGTGGGCCGTGATGGATGGGAACGCTGAACCCATCGTGATTGACACTTCCAGCCTGGAGATGTCCGACCGCGATAACGTCCACGCCTGCACGTTCGCCTTCACCCTGTCTGAAGAAGGCCGCCTGTTGAACGTGAGCCGAACGGAAGGCGAATTGCCGGTGATTCAGGTGCCATCTCCCGCCGGGGAACTTTTTTTTTTGAGGCTCCGACTTGCTGATTATCCGGATGCCGAACTGGAAGATACCATCCTGTTCCTGGTTCAATCCCCGTACACTGAACAATGGTCCAAAACGTCCCTTGGAGCGCTGAAGGACTGGATCGTGAATGTCATTTCCAACGGTATTGGCATTTACGCCCATTCCCACAGCAACAAGGCCGTTCTGGATAAGTTCACCGAATCCGACGGCAAACCGGCCTACGATGGCCAGACCCTTCAGCGGGAAAGTGACGCTGCCATAAAATTTTTACGGAAGGATACCAACGACCGCAGCGCCGGCAAGATATCCACGGATGTGGGCTTTGAAGCCGGCACATTCAATCAGGGCCTGACTGGATCCGGCGCTTTCATCGGCGCCGATGGTGCCGCCGAAATGCGGTCCCTGGTTCTCCGTGAATTCCTGGAAGTGCCGGAACTCCGGTACAACCGCGTTTCCATCGAAATCGGCAACAAGTGGAACGCCCCCGGTGGTGGCATCATCGAAGATGTGTCCGTGGATCTGAATGAGCTGGGATTGCCGGCTTCCACGGGCATCATCACCCTTCACCTGGAAGAAGGTGAAATCGGAACGGTGGAAGTGGATGATATCTGCCAGGGTATCTTCCACGACGGCCTTACCCTTGACAACAACGCCCTGGTGAACTGGGATGACGGAAAAGGCAACTTCCAGTTTGCCGGATTCGTCACATCCTACTTCCGTGTGACGGAAATCCTGGACGGCCAGCACAAACGGTTCCGGTACGCCCTCCGTGCCGCTGACAGCGGATGGACCAACCAGTACCACCCCGTGCCGGCCATGCACTTCGTGGGATACGGCAACTTCACGGATACCACCCGCCAGGTATCCCGTTACAGCACCCGTACCTACGAACGGTTCCTGAAAGGCGTGAACACGTGGGAATTCTCTTCCAGCAATATCGCAGCGCAGTTCGGTGACCTTTCCAACCTTTCCGTCCTTGGCATATCCGGTATGTCCGGCTATTCGGCATACCTGAACAATATCTATATGTCCGGTACCATCGAACAGATTGAGGATATGGACCTCCGTCTGGAGATTGATACCAACGGTGACAACTTCATCGCACCCGGCGAAACCCTTCAGGTGACGTGCCGCGTTTGGCGGGGTGGATACTTTGAAGAGGTGACGGAAGATATCACCGCCTGGACCATCACCCGCGATTCCGGCGATGCCGTGGAAGATGCCGCCTGGAACCTTTCCAGCAAGGCGCAGAACTTTGACGGATCCGTGGGCCTGGTTCTGGCCGACCTGGGTACCAACCCGAACACAGTAAGTACATTATTCTTAATAACGGCCGCGCTTGGATCCGGTGATTCGGCGCAGGCTGAAATCATCATCTGATATGGAAACCATCCGCAAAAGAATCCGTAAAGATTATGCCCCGCTGACCGTATCCGTTTCACTGTCCTGCCTGACTTCCGGCAGCCCGGTGACACAGGTGTACAACGCTGCCCTGAACGAATACGAACCGGACCGCAGCGTGACGCCCACCATCCTTCAGCCGGTAGTGACCGCCGCCGCCTCCGACGGCAGCTGGACGCAGCCATACGCCAATTCCCTTCTGGCCAATATGGTGTGGAAGGTGAACGGTGTGGATATCACCACCATCGCCAGCTGGGCCAGCCTGTTCAGTATTGATACCGTCGGAAGCACCCGTGGCGCCCTGACCATCCGGAGAAACCTTACGCCGGCCGAACAGTTTTCCCTTCACTTTGAAGCCGACCTGGTGGATAACCGCCTGGGTGTGACGCACCACATCGTGACGGATGAAATCGTCCTTTCCACGGTGGATAAGAGCCTGGATTCCTATGGTATTTCCATCGGCGAAGCAACGGCCATCTACTACAACCCGTTCCTGGACAAACTGCATCTGTACGAATATAAGGTGGCCAGCGGCATCATCACCGCCTCCGACGCCGGCCGGAACGCCGCCATGGATAACAACGCCTACATCCGCACCATCCCGGTGACGGTGTTCAAAGGTGCCGATATCCTTTCATCCGGATACACGCTGAAGCTGTACAGGGTAACCAGCGCCAGCAGCGCCACGGAGATATCCGCCTCCGACGAAAACGAAGTGAACGATATCAGCGCTTCCGGAATCACCCTGGATCTCCGTCTGGTGACGAAGGAGAACTACATGATAAAGGCCTTCGTGAACAATACGGAAGTGGCCCGTGTCCAGTTCAGTGTGGCCCGCATCCTTCAGGCTTTCAGCTGTACGCCCACGAACGATTCCGCCATCCTTCCCGGCCAGACGGCCCGGTATGACCAAGCAATGGTGGATTCAGAAGGCAAGGTGGTGGAATGCCCGGAAAGCATCCTTTCCATCGTATGGTACACGGATTCCGCCTACAAATCGCACGTCCAGCACAACGAAGGTGGCCATACCATCTTCCAGCTGGAAAAGACAGGCGTCGGAGATACCTTCCAGGATGATTGGATTGACGTCTATACCGAAGCTATCCAGAAGGCCGCATACGCCATCGCTGAAGATGAAAACGGCAATACCTGGGTGGATGAAAACGACAATGTTTGGATATTCAACTAATGCCATGCTGTACATTCAAGCCAATAAGGGTCTGGCCCTCCAGGCAGGGTTCACCCTCCGGGAACACCGGTATAACGACACCAAGATGATCCTGAACGAAAAGGAAGTGATGTTCAAAGATTCACTGGCCGATTACGAAACCCTTCAGGAGAAAGTGACCGCCCTTGACGGGACCCTTCACACCAATTACGAAATCAAGCAAATAATACAGAACGAATATGAGTAAGTACAGCGCACAAGCGGGGATTACCATCCGTAGGCTCCGCAACGGAGATACCCTGTATCTCACACTTGAAATCGGTGATAAGCCACTCTTCCAGGCCGTGGATCCGCAGACCGGTGACGTCCGTCCCGACTGGACCGTGGCCGCCAACCAGCCGGTGATCACGCCAAACGTAAGCTCCACACGTGGTGCCACGGTGAACCTTGCCAATCACAGCTGGTCCCACAACGGTTCCGTCCTGAACTTCAACGGTGCCACGACCGCCGGATATACCGCTGACAGCACCGGAAAGTTCGCCTGCAACCTGACCACCGGCGCCCTGAAGATCATCGGCAATCTGGCCAGTTCCTCCCAGATGGCCAACGATACCCTTCAGTACAGCGTAGATGCAACGGTGGCCGGTGTACTGTACCACCTTTCCAAATCCGTGGACGTCCAGATCCAGGCCGCCGGCGCATCATCGTACTATGGCTTTATCAATGCCAGTACC